ACGACTTTCTGCGGTTTGCGTTCGATCACGTCGCGGAGAGCGGAGGCGGCTTTGGCGGCTTCCTGTAAAACGATCTCCGGCGCGCGTGACATGGCCAGTTGCGTCGGCTCCGGAGCCCGCAACGCGATGTGGTGAACTTCAGGAACTTCCGGACTAAGCGGCTGCTGGACGGTTGCCATGAGTGTCTTCCTTTCCGGTTTCGAAGTAGTAGCCCGAGAGCGCTTCGATCAGAATGCGGAGCGCCTTCTCCGGTTCGTTGAAGTTCAACGCGACGATGGCTCGCACGACGGCATAGTGCATGTCATCCACGGTTGGGCTCCTTTCCGTCCTTGCCGAGCCTGATACGCTCCAGCAAGTCTCCGGCGTCGATGGGTGCGCCGTCGCGGGGATCGAGGAAGGGCGTTCCGTGCCCAATGGCGAGGCCATTGTCGAAACACTCGGCAACCTGATCAAGGAAGGCTTCAATCAATTGGTCACTTGCGAGATCAGCCACGGTTCACCGCCTTGTAGTGGGCGAAGCAGTAGTCCATCTCGGTGGCCACGTCGTGAATCACTGCGGGCTGGGTGCAGGCAATCGCATCCCCTGCGCCCCAGCGGGACTCTGCCGATTCATAGCAGCAGGGAGAGAGCTGGGGAACTTGGCGGGTGACGAGCTGGTTAAGTGCGGCTTCGAATACCTGTGGAAAATCCGGGTGGGAGAAAACTGGTAATGTGCTGTGAGCCATAGAGCCTCCTTACTGAGGTTTTTTGGTTAGGGCTGAGTGGGTACTTCGAATACCCACTTGGCCCGTCTACGAGAAATATTCTCTCACCTAGCAGGCTGGGTGTCAAGCGGAAAGAAATAATTCTTGCATCCTAACAGGCTAGGTGGTAAGGTGCGCCCTATGGATGTCCGCGAAATGGCGCGCCTGGGCGGTCTGGCGCGCACGAACTCGATGACCGCAGCCCAACGAAAGAAGCTGGCCACGAAAGCGTCTCGTGCCGCCGCTATTGCTCGCACGAAGAAGGCCAGACTTAAAAAGCAAAAGGAAAGCTGAGCTAATGAAGGACCTACTGAAAAACGTCGTCCACTCTTTCGGCTACGACCTATCCCGCACTAGTCGCCCCGGATTCGACCCTTTTGCCGATCTCCACACTCTGATTGCCGAGCCCGCTGTGATCTTTGACGTGGGGGCGAATGTTGGTCAATCGGCGCGCAAGTTCCGCCCTCTGTTCCCCGATGCAGTGATTCATTCCTTCGAGCCGGGCGCGCAGGCTTTTGCCCAACTCCAGCAAGAGCTGAAAGCCGACCCCAAAAGCCGCGCCTGGAACTTTGGACTAGGCGAGACCAGACAACGCCGCACCTTCTTCGAAAACCGGGAAACCGTTTTAAGCTCCTTCCTCCCCTCCGGAAAAGACTCATGGCAAGACGGCGGCAGTCCAATCGAATGCGAGCTCTCTACTGTGGACTCATTCTGCGAGAGCGCCGCTATCGGCCGCATCGATATCCTGAAATCCGACACTCAAGGTTACGATTTGAACGTCTTCAAGGGCGCTTCGCGGATGATGAAAGAAGCGAAAATCGGTGCAATCCTGACCGAGCTAAACTTCACCGAAATTTATGCGGGACAGGGCTCAGTCGGTCAGATATTTGAGCTGTTGAACGGGTTCGACTTCAGGCTTTTTTGTTTCTACCCGGAGGTCCGGATGGATGGGTGGCCTGCGTGGACGGATGCCTTATTTGCTCATCGCTCCCTTCAGCGTCCCTTGGCTCGGACGTCCCCTTAAGCCGACACCGACGCTTCCACCGGAACCGAAGTAACCGCCACCCTCGGTATCTCTACCCTCTTCGGCGGCTTCCTCTTCCGTGGCTCCGGTTCCAACTCCGCAGCCCAGCGACATGCCGGACACGACTCCGCGCACCGATCCCCGGTGTAATCAAGCTCGTGCGCGTAAGGTGAGAGGACGACTCGCATAATCTATGTGATGAGCGTGACATAGCGTCTGATTTCGGCATATCAGGTTTTCCCGGGAGAGGCGCGTTACGGAGGTACATGAGACTTTAGTAACTTCCCATTCCGGTCCGCCCTATCGTAGTGTCGGTTTCGACTGCTAGGCTCACCCTGAGCCACCGTTCCACCGCCGCGCGCCGGAAATAAAGCGACGCCGATCAGACCCTCCCAAAATGAAAGTACCCGTGTATCCGCGCGGCGCCGATCCGCGTGTTGCCCGCCCCATCCTGCGAAAATCTCACTACTATGCCGCAGAGCAGGTGCTCGCGTGTCGTGCCGATTGGGTAGATTCCGAAGACCCCCGCAAAGGCATCGTCCCACGTGAATTCCTGCCCTCCGGCAAGGTCTATGGAGCCTCCGCAGAGCAGATCGAACTGCTCGAGCTCGGGCCTCCACCGGACGCCGGGCTAAAGTTCATACCGCCGCCGATGGAGCAAAACCCAACCCTCCCCCGCATCAATATCGATCCGCTCTGCACCGCCGCGCCTAGCTGGGACTGGTCCTACGAAGGGGCGCCAGCCTGAAATCATGCGTGACCGAATACAGCCAGATCGACTCCATCGTGAACACCACCTTGGTCCGGCATACGAAGGGTGGGACGAAGCTGAGTCCGGAGATGATCCGGCTATTGGCTTTGGTGATGTTCGAAGGCTACGAACTGTTCCCCGGGAAAACCATGGGGCGCAGGCGTGGTGACTCCCCGCATCCCTCCCGACTGGCGTGAGGAATACCTCCACGTCGAACGCTCCAAGCAGCAACTCCAGAAGGACCTGACCTGTGCTTTTGACCGGATTAGCGAGCTCGAAAACTCGCAGCGGACTCTCAAGGTCATGCTGTGGATCGCAGGCCTGTTCCTCAGCGGTATGGGGGCGACGGTGATCCTGTTGGGACAATTTGTCCTGGAGCGGCTGAAGTGAAACTCGCCCTCTACGCTCGCGTGTCAAAGCCGCAACGCGGCCAGCTTTCCGACGTCCAGGCGAAAGACCAGAATCCCGAAGTCCAGCTCCGCGAGCTGCGCGAGTGGTGCGAGAAAAACAAACACTCGATTGCATTCGAATACGTGGAGCGATTGAGCGGCAAGAACACAAAGCGCCCGCAGCTCCAGAAGTTAATGCGGGACGCGATCAAAGGACTGCGGGATATCGATGGCGTTCTGGTCTGGCGTCTCGATCGGTTCGGCCGATCGGTGCGCGACCTGCACAACCTGATCGCCGAACTGGACGACGCGAAGATCGCCTTCATCTGCCTCAAAGACGGTTTCGACTTAACCACCAGCGGCGGCCGGGCGATGTTCGGGATGCTGGCCGTCTTTGCTGAGTTCGAGCGCAACGTGATCGCAGAACGGACTAAGGCCGGCCTTGCCCTGGCGCGAGCCGAGGGCCGAGTACCTGGCCGCAAGATCGATCCGCGCAAAGGACCGAGCCGCACAACCCGCTGGCGCGAACTGCAGCGGAAATCGGCCTAATGACTTTGTTTCATATCGTCCGATGTGAAACATCAACAACTTACGAGTGATTTCCCCGGAAAAACCCGCGATGAGCAGCTCAAACAATCAAAAAGAATCAAGCGAATTCAAGTATCTCGTTGCTCCGAAAAGACTTCTGCGTTCCGTGCTCGATCGGCTCGCAAATCGTAAGTCATTGGTTCTATTGATTGTTTCTGTTTCTGGCTCCTTGGTCGTCTTGAAAAAGGTTGATTTCCGGTTGAAAAACTTGAATTTCTGGGCTGGTTTTCAAGCGCTGTTTCCGCACATCTGCGACCTGGGCTTCGGCCTCTCTTTGAGCAATGGGTGTTGATCACGGTGGAGCGCGCGACGGGGCCGGCCGCAAGCCGAAGCCGAAGATCGAGCAACGCGCCGACAAGGGCATCGCGACGACCGTGCTCGCGATGGATGGGCCGCCCGAGCACAAGCGGAAGTGCCGCTGCAAGGTTTGCGAGGGCTCCCCGAAGAACTGCACCTGCGTTGAGCAGTGCGGCGATTGCGACGCGCTTCGCGAAAACTGCGAGTGCGAAAAGTATCGGCCGATCAAGCTCGCTTGCCGCGCCTGCCAACTGGTCGAGGATCACAAGGTTTGCCGTTGCGAAGTCTGCGGGTGGTGGGAGCAACTGATGGCTCGCGACCTGAGGATCACGCATGACACACGGAAATATCTCACGGACCGACGCGACGGAAAGCCGGCGCAAGGCGTCTTCATCGGCGATACGCGCGAATCGGCAGTGGACGTAGACTTTGGCGACATCCTTATGCCAGCCGCCCCGAATCAGCCTGGAGCGCCTGGTAAACCCAACTGAGAGACAACGTGAAGTTCTCGCAGCGATCGCAGAATTCGACTTCGTCTTGTTTGGCGGAGAAGCCGGCGGCGGCAAGAGCTACATCCTGCGCTGGTGGCTGGTGCTTTACCTGGTCTGGTGCTTCAAGGTTCTTGGTCTGCGCAACGTTGTCGTTGGCTTGTTCTGCGAAGACTATCCCAACCTGCAGGATCGCCAGGTCTCAAAGATCGAGCACGAGTTCCCAAAGTGGCTCGGCAGTCTCAGCTTCAAAAAAGTCTGGAACTTCCAGCTTCGTCCTGAGTTCGGCAGCGGCGTCATCGCGCTGCGCAACCTGGACAAGATGGAGAAATACAAGTCGGCTGAATTTGCGGCCGTCGCGCTCGATGAAGTCACGCTCAATCCGCTGCGAGTATTCAACTGGCTTCGGTTTCGTTTGCGCTGGCCAGGAATCGAGCGGCCGAAGTTCCTCGGTGGCACCAACCCCGGTGGCGTCGGGCATTCCTGGGTTAAAGCATACTGGCACGATCACAAACTGCCGCCGGAGCTGCAGCCGATCGCGGAACAGTTTGTCCTCATCAAAGCGCGGTCGGCCGATAACCCTCACCTCCCTACCGGCTACCACGACCGCCTCCTCACTCTCCCGCCTGACATGGCCCGCATGGTCGGCCGCGGCGACTGGAATGTTTTCACCGGACAATACTTCCCGCAGTTCGAAATCCCCCGCCACGTTCTCAAAGCGGCAGACGCAGTACACCAGATCAAGCCCTGGCACACGCGCTGGATCTCGGGCGACTGGGGCTATGAGCATCCAGCCTCTTTCCACTGGCACGCGAAGAACGAACACAACCGCATCGTCACCTACGACGAGATGTGGGATCGCCGCGTAGGCGAATCAGAATGGGCCGAACGAATTACAGCGCGAGAGAAGCAGTGGAAAGACAGATTCGGGACGGGCTATCGTCCACTAACCTCGTTTCCCTTCTCGTGGGATGCCGGCAAGCTCAGCCCGCGCTCGCACCCGAAGTATCCGAAATCGATCGTGCAGTTGGTGAGCGATCACCTGGGGGCGGATGTTCCGAAGCCGCATCCAGCGGACTCCACGCCGGGATCGCGGATGTCCGGTTTTCGCCTGATGAGCCAGCTACTCGACGCGGATTTGTGGGGGATCTCGGATGCCTGCCCTAAATTAATTGAATGTCTGCCAACTCTTATCCGCGATGAAGACGACACCGAAACCCTGCTCAAAGTTAACTATGCCGAAGGCGACACAATCGGCGATGACCCGGCAGACTCCGCGCGTATGGGATTGCAGCACGAGTTCGGCAGCAGCGTGGTTCCTGTGAACGTGATGGCCGATCGCAGAGTCGCAGCTTACGCCGAAGCCCGCGGCCAGGAAGTAGAAGACCTGGACATCAACTCCGTCCACATGCTGCACCGCCAAGCCATGGTGCGAGAGCAACAGATGCGGAAGAAACGCAGGGGCGGATTAGGAAGAATCTGGAGGCCGAGGAGCTAACGATGCCGAACTATCCTGGAGCTGCAGGCGCTACCACTCCCGTTGCTTCGAACGCTTCGCCGATCGCGCTGCAAAAGGGCGAGTCCGCTTACGTCTTCGGTGTCCTGGCCGCTTCAGCGACACAGTTGCCGGTCAACGATGGCAACGTCGCGATGGAAACGCAGGCTGTTGGTGCGGTTTCCATCGCCGTGAACCTGCAGACGCAAGCCACCGATCCTCCCGCAGGCGTTGCCTGGGAGATCCGCTTCTCCGGCGCGCCCGGAACCTTCGAAATTGATATTCAAGAGGCCGACACCGACGCGGATGCCTTCTATGTGCTGCCCAGTTCGGCAGTGAATGCGAATTCGGCGCTGTATAAGATCACCGCCGTGATTGCCAACAACGTCGCCCGGGTCGAGATCCCCGGACCTCTGAGCAAATTCCAGCGGGCAAAGATCGTCGCTCTAGGGAACGCTGTGAACGTGAGCATCAAGGCAACCCGAGCTGCGTAATGAACTGGAAGAAGGAAGAGTCGCCCCATGACTAACAAATCTGATGCGGCATCAAGTACTCGACCGGAACAGGAAGTGATGTATGTGTGCCTCAAGTGCGGGGCCGAAGTGTGGAAGGCTCCCAGCCAGCGACGAAGCGTTTGCGAGCATTGCGTAGGCGGTCAACTTGTCGCCAATCCGAGGAGGGGCTAATGACTTTACCGCGCAAGGATTTTCGTGGCCAGTCCGCAACCGTAAGCATGATGGAATTGCGCTCGGAGCCGGGAGAGGTAATCGACCGCGTGCAGCACGGCATGACTGTGCATATTGAGAAGTCGGGCAAGCACGTTGCGGACTTAGTGCCGCCTGACGGTGCCATCGAGACGACAACAATTCATCCGAACGGCACAATTACAGGCCCGATTCCACTGACATTTCGGCGCGATCTTGGAAACGGAGGCTACGATGACTGAACCGCAGAACGCCCAGGAGATGACGTTGGAGCAATGGGTGGAACGCTTGCCCGTATGTCACAGCGCCAGAAAAGAATACGCTGCATTGGTGGCGGCATCCCGTACTGTGGAACAACCGGAGCCGGAGCGCCCAGTCATTGAATATCTGAGAAAGGCTGAGCAACACCTGCACGATTATTTTCTACTGGCCCGCAGATCGCAGCAATCCAGCAAAGTGGATGCTGCACTATCCGTGATTTCGCAGGCGATTCGAGAACAGGTGCGTAATGAACTGGCTGAAAAATAAACTGATCGCTTGGCTGCTGGCTGATCACGACGCACGCCTGAAAGACATCGAGCGGCACTTCGTGACCAAACGTGATCGCGAAGGCGCACCGATTGAAACCTTGGCCGACGTACCGATCGACAAGCGCAAAGAGCTCAAACCTCCGCGGCAAGCCGGCATGAGCTGGCATCAGCGTCGAGCCTTCCTCGAAGCCACAGACGGAGAAACCCGTGCTCCCATTCCGGAGCGGATCGCGAGCACAAGCTAAATGCACTACATGAATCCACAACGAGCCACGCACATGGGCGCACCGGCACCACAAGCGCCACCAATGCCAGGAGCTCCTGCCGCAGGCCAAGACGACAGCGCCGGCATCGGCTCCGCGCAGTCCGGCTACGCGGGCCCGGAGAATGGCCCTTTCGAATGTGGCAACTGTGTTCACTTCCAGGCACCCGGCACTTGCAATAACCCGCAGGTTGCGAGCGATCCGGAAGTCAACGGCCAGGTCGAAGCGGAAGGCTGTTGCAACCTGTTCCGTCCAGGGGCTGAAGGTGGAGAAGAAGGCGGCGAGGAAGAGCAGCAGACCGAAGCCATTCCAGCGGCCGGCGAGGGAGGCCAATAATGTTTGGCAATCACATGAATCCGCAACGCGGCCGTCACATCAGCGGCGAACACGAGGAGCACGGCGAGCAGCGCCCTGAAGATCACAACGGCGGCGACAAGCCCAGCATCTTCATCCATTCCCACTCCGGCGGCCATACCGTTCATCTGTTCCACTCTGACGGCACACACGAGATCGGAAACGACGATCACGTCCATGAAGCACTGGGCGGCGATAGTGCCCATGCCGACGTGCACGAGCACGGAACCGGCATTGGCGTCGACTGAAGTTCTGCACCAGATTTCCCACGCGGCATCCCGCGAACTAATCCTTTAAGGAGAATCGATCCATGAAACGCACACTCTACACAGTCGCGGCGATCCTCGCATTGAGTCTTGCTGCGGTCGGTCAATTTGCCTCCGGGGTCGCACCCCGCGCGGCGCTGCAATACAACTGGCAGGCCAGCATTGTCTCCGGCAACACTTCCACCGGATCGGCCAGCATTACCCTTGTCGGTCAACCTGGAGCGGGCGGCGCCATCATGCCGAACGGCTCTGTGCTCGCGTGGCAGACGGTGTTTCCGAACCTGATGCCGATCGTGATCAACGACGCCAACGCGGAGCAGGTCACGCCAACAGCGGTATCCTTCGGCGCTTGCCCGGCCGGCAACATTGGCGTCGGCGGCTCTTCGCAGTGCGTCACCATCACCGCCAGCTTCACCTATACCCACGGCGCCGGGGCGTATCCGACCGTATCGGATGCGACCTATGGCGCGCAAACGGCGGCAAACTATCTCTGGGCAACCGGCGGCGGCAACGTTGAAGTCGATAGTACGTGGGCGGGGAAAGTCTCGACCAACCCAACCGGCTCTTACGCGAGCGCCAGTGCCGCACTCGCCGCCATGATTCCCTACTCTAACGTGGGGATCGTGGACTACCGCAACGGGTTCGCTCAAGGCTGGCAACCCACTCAAAGCGTGGCGACAATTATCGCTGCGCCCACCACCCTAACCTCGACCACGGTGGGATTCGGCCTCAATGGCGCGAACACCACGGGCGGCACCTACACCGGAACCTCGACGTATTATTACTGCGTTGCTTATGTCGATCCGATGGGGAATGAAGGACCCTGCTCTGCCACCTTCTCAGCGGCCACAGCTGGCACGGGAAGCACTAATCAGATCGGGTTCGCAGCTCCTGCCGCTTCTCCTGGCGCTGTAGGCTACGTGCCTTACATCTCACTCGCCAGCGGCTCCTACAATCTGACCTATCAGGTTCCGGTTACATCCACGGTCTGCACCATGACGAAGGTCCAGACCGTGACCCCAGCCTGCGCAGTCACCAATACCACCTACCTGCAGACCGGTTCGAATGCTGTGGTCAGTGCGCTGACGGTGAACACCGCTCCGCTGCATTTACTGAAGACCACCGCTTCCACCACCTCCGCCTACATCGGGACGCCGAGCGGCCGAACTGCTTACGCCTATGCCCCGGTCGGCACAGTATCCGCGCAGGGATTGACCTATAGCCAGCAGGCCTTTACTGTCGCCACGGCTGCGGCCACCACGGTTCCGGCAGTCATCGCGACAATCCCGGTTCCGACCGGCGACATGAACTTCCCCGGCCGAACTCTCTGCGTCGAAGGCCAAGCCACGGAAGCAACTGCCGGTTCCACCGCAACCGTTCAGAACTTTGAGTTTCTATGGGACGCAGCCGGTTCGAATACCACTGGAGCGCCTGTCATCATCGGAGATCTGCAGCTTACCGCGACCCTGGTAACCGCCAATGCGGACAACTGGAGCTTCCACGAATGCTTCCAGACCACGGTCAGCGGCAGCAGCGTTACCGCCGGATCCATTCAGCCTTTCGGTGGGCAGCTGATCTCAACCTATGGCGCGGGAGTCCTCGGCAACGCCGGCACGGAGGTGAACGTGAGCGCGATTGGCTCGCTGAACCTGGCCGGAACTGGCGGCAACACCCAGCGGCTGCACGTTGTGTGGCTGCATACGACCGCAACCGATGGCGCCGGTGTGCAGGTGACCGCGCTTCGCTCCTGGTGGCAGTAATTCATGCCGTGGCTCTCGAAGGCGCAAGCCCGCTGGGGCCACAGTTCAAGCGGCGTCCGCGCTCTGGGCGGAAAACAAGCCGTCCACGAGTGGGACGCCGCGACTACCAAAAACACCCTCCCCGACAGAAAACGTCATGTCGTCCCGCGAAGAAAGAAACGCAGCTAAGAAGGGTCGGCGAAAGTTCCGCCACGAAATCCTTAAGCGCATGGAGAAGGTTTCCATGATGCGAGGACGTTGCTTTCTGCGACCGGCCCAAATTGCCTATGGGGCGAAACTGTTGACCGATCGCTACATGCACCAGGTCGACAACGCGCCCACGCGAGTCGCGCCCGCACCTGAGACCGTTCCGGAAAGAGCTTCCGCTTGTCCCGCTTCCTGAAAGCAGCCATCAAGCATCCGGGCCGCATGAAAGAAGGCGCAGCTCGCTCTGGAATGGGCCTGCACGCCTACATGGAGAAAGAGTCGCATTCCTCAGACCCGTCTGAGCGCTCGGCAGCGAACCTCGGGCTGCGATTTCAGAAGGGCGGGGATCTGCATCACGGCAAAAGCAAGCACGTAGTTCCGCGAAGAAAACGTGGCTGACGAACTCTACAAAGCGAACAGCGCGGCCATGGAAAGTGCCGACGCAGCCGACAGCGAATCCGTTTCAACTGATGGGCTCGAAGACCGCGAAGAAGCGGAATGGGATGATCCACTCGCTGACGACGAAGAGCTCCAGAAAGCGTTTCTCTCGCTCTACCTCGAATGCACCGCCGAAGACCGCTATCCGCGACTCATTGAAGTCAAGGACGTAAAGCAGGCGGAGAACTACTGGGCGGGGCGGCAGTACTGGTACTGGTCGGACAAAGATGAAACCTGGAAGCCCGCGCCCGGCGTCGGCGTTTCGCCGCTCGGGGATCTCGATTTCGACGAGATGCCGCGCTTCGAGTTCGTCACCAACATCTACCAGGCGACCGGGCTCACGGAAATCGGAGCGGTCGCCGGAGCGCCGCCGCGCATCCGCTTCTTCCCGAAAGATGCCGACAATCCAGCAGACAGCGACACCGCCGAAGGCCGCACGAAGCTCAGTGAACTTATTGAGCGCTGGAATCCCCCGCAACTGTTGCTGCAGGAGGAGATGTACCACGCCTGGACGGGCGGCTTCATCTGTCTCTGGACCCGATACGTATCGGACGGGGAAAAGATGGGCTTCGACAAGATTCCAGGACTCGGCAGCAAGGAATCGGATGTCGACTCGACGATTCAGTGTCCGCAATGTGGCTGGTCCGCCCCTGCTGCGGAAGCCGCACCACCCGTACCGTGCCCGCAGTGCGGGACGGGCCTGACCGACGAAAATGTTAGCGAGGAAGAACCGATCTCAGTTCCAGTCGATGGGCAAGATTCGGAAGTTCCGCGCGGGCGGCAGGTCATCGAAGCCTTCGGCGCACTCAACTGCAAACGTCCGCAACACACAAACCATCAGAGCGAGTGGCATTACTTCGCAATCGAGCGGGAGATCCACTATTCGATCTTGAGAGCTGATGCAGCCACCGACGAGATCGCAGACAAGATTCGACCGGGGATGAACTTCGGCCCGGATGACGCTTTCGAACGGAATGCGCGCCTGGCTGTAGCAGAGAACGCCAAGCTGCCCACCCAGACCGGGGCGAAACAATCGACGCTCGTCACCCACGCCGACGTCTGGTTCCGGCCTTCGGCTTACTGGATGATGAAGGACAAAGCGAAACGCAAACGGGCACAAGAGAAGTTCCCGCGTGGCCTTCACGTGCAGTTCGCCGGAAACACTTTCTACAAATCCGAAATCCAGTCGATGGACGATTGCATTCGCTGCACCCACGCGATGCCAGGACGCGGCCAGCATCGGCCCGCCGTCGGCACCTCGATGATTTCAGTGCAGGACCGCTTCAACACCTTCGCCAACATCTCAGCAGAAACTTACGAATACGGAATACCGATCACCTACCGGGCTTCCGACACATTCGCACAGGAAGCCAATGACGACCAGCGGGCAGCTCCCGGCCTTGAAGTAGAAGTTGCTCTGCAACCAGGGACCGATATCCGCACGCGGCTGATGCAGACGCGAGCGGATTCCGTTTCGCCCGATATGCAGAAGCACATGATGGATCTTTTCGGCCCGGTGACGCAGTACCTCTCCGGCGCGTTCCCGGCGCTGAGTGGCGCTACGGGCGCGGACCAACAGCCGAACACGCTCGGCCAGCAATCGATGCAGCGCGACCAGGCCATGGGCCGCATGGGTGTGTTTTACGTGAACCTGAAGCAGGCTCACGCAGACATCATGACGCTCGCCTGCCGCGACTATGAATCACACTGCGATGGCGTGGTGACAATCCCAGTCCTCGGCGACTCTGGCGACTTTGAGAATGAATCGGTGGACATCACCGCGCTCGAAGGCGATGCCGTAGCCTATCCCGAAGGCGATGAGAACTTCCCCGAACTCTGGAACCAGCAACGCGCGACCGCAATGCAGCTTGGCGACTCTCCCCAGGGCGCGGCGCTGCTGCAGGACATGTCGAACCGCAAACTCTTTGCGCGGCTCACGGGCATTCCTGATCTAAAAGTTCCCGGCGTCGAAGGGTGGGAATTCCAACTGCGCGAAATCAACGATCTGACCAAGGTTCCCGAGGGCGACCAGCTCTTAGCCGGAATCGCTCCGGACGTATCGGTCGAGAAATACCAGGAACATCCGATTCACGTGGCCTGCTGCAAATGGTGGCTGAACTCACAGCGCGGCCAGAAGATGAAGCGCTCGAATCCGATCGGCTTTCAGGCTGTGGTCGAGCACCTGGCGCAGCACGAAGCAATGATCCCAGCTCCGCAGCCCGACGAGAAGCCGCTGAGTGAGACTTTCAACATCGCCTTCAAGGACATGCCGCCTGAAGCGCAGGCGCAGGCGCTCGCGAAACTCGGGATTCAGGTCACACCGCAAGACTTCATTCAAAAACTCGCACTCGATCAAGCAAGCAAAGCGCCCAAAGTGGTTCCATCCGGCCCTGGCGCAGCCGATCAAAGGATGCAACCCCATGCTTAAATATCTGTTGCACTATCTGCTATTTGGAATGACGATGTTTGCGGCGGCCGATGTTGCGGTCGGAGGAGACGGAGATGGCGCAGCACCGGCTGACGCTGGCGGATCTGGTGGAAATGCAGGCGCGGGTGACGCTGGCGCGGATCTCGGAGGGGACGATGGATCAGGACCCACTGTTGAAGGAGATATTGACGGGCTGGGCGAACTGGATTCTGAACCAGCCGAAGGCGAACAACGCCAGCAACAGCCCGAAATAGACAAGGAAACCGGCGACCTCAAAGGCCTCGTCTCAAAGCGCCTCCTCGCCCTCAAGAAAGAAGCGCCGGAACTCACCGGCATCTTCCAGAAATACCCCAAAGTCCAGGAGCAAGTAGAAGCAGCCTTCCGGCGCGACATGGCTTACCGGGAACTTTACCCCACCGTGGCCGAAGCGCGGCAGATGCGGGAGCAATTCCCGAACGGCATGGCAGACGTCGAGCAACTCCTGACCGACGTCGGCGAAGTCGAGCAGCTCGACCAGCAGTTCTACCAGAAAGATGCGCAGGGAAACTACACTGGGCACGCGGCCATCGTCCAGAACATGTTTCAGGATGACCGGGAAGCGGCCGTGTCGCTCTTCCGCACGCTGCCGAAAGAGTGGGCGCGGCTTGATCCCGATAGCTACAACGAAGTAATGGGGCAAGTGGTTGGAGCCACACTGCAGCGCGCCGAATTGCCCGAATGGATTACAGAATTGCGGGATGCGGCGAAGACTGCCAAGCAGGACGGGCTCGCCGCATCTCTCGACAAGATGCTGCGCTGGGCTTCCGGTTTCAATAAGCGCAAAGCCGAACCGAGCGAAGACGAACAGCGGTTGCAAGGTCAGCGCGAACAGTTCAAACGCGAAACCGACGAGCGCAAGAAACAGGATTTCACCCGCTTCAGCACGAACTTCTTCGCCGAGTCGCAAAAGCAGCAGACCGCCATCGTGCGCAAGCATCCCGCCGTAGCCGAGATGCTGCAGACCAAAGCGCTTTCCGAGCAGAAGAAAAACGAAATCATCACCAAGATCCAGACCCGAATCCGCGAGCACGTCAAAACCTCGCGAGCTTACATGACCAAACTGCGCGCCGCCTACAACTCCGGCAATCTGCAGGAGTCTTTGACGCTTGAAAAAGCGCAGTGGAGCTACCCCTGGGTCCTGAATAAATTCGTCCGGGCCGTTCTGGCGGAAGAAACGCCAACTCTGGTCCGGCAAAACCGGGAGCGCACGCGCGGCGCCGCGCAGCAGCTGCGAAGACCCGAACAGCGCCAACAGCAGCAGCGCAGAGAAGAACGCACCGGGCCTTATCAAGAGGGCAAGGTGTGGCACAAGAAAGACGGCAGTCGCTTCACCACCGCGGAAATTCTTCGCGGCTTGCATCTTCAGAATTCCTAGTTCCTCAGTAGTTCCCGCAGACCAAAACGGCGAAGTTCCTCCGGGTTGCCGCCGTCCCGCATGTCTCCGGCACGTAAGACCCAAATCAGCCTCACGGAGATATTGCCATGCCAGCACAAAATCTAAATTCAGTTGCACTGCAACTAGAAAAGGTGCGGAAGACGGTGCCGACCGCCTACGAGCAGGAAGTGATTCTGCTCGATCTGATCGACAAGCGCGGCGACGTGGTCGACGCCTCTACCCGCAACATTCGCCTGCCGCAGCTTATCCGGCCGGGCGGGAAATTCAGCCAAGGAACCGCGGACTTCGACGATATGGGGCGCGGCTCTGGATCGACCTGGGATGTGGGGACGCTTTCCACTCTGCATTTCCGGTTTGCCTTTGAAATCTCAAAGCTCGCCGAGTACGCCTCGAAGGGCAACGACAAGGCGGTTGAAGATGTGGCGGTGCGCGAAGTCGAGGAAGCGCTCAAGATGTTCAAGCGCGCTCTCGATTGCGTCTACAACACCAACGGGACCGGGCAGCTCGACACCATTCAGTCGATCTCTGGGACTGTCCTCACCGTCACCAACCCCAACCTGTTCTATTTCAACCAGGACATCCAGATCTATCCTTCTGGCCTGGCTTCGGCGTCGCGCGGTCTGGCGACAGTAGTAGCAGTCGATCCGCTCCTCAAGACGATCACCCTGAACGCTCTGCCGGCCGGAACCTCGGCGACGGACGCTCTGGTAATCAATATCTCCCAGGGCGCGGGCGGAGCAAACCCGGTCTCGCTCGAAGGGCTGCTCTACAACCACGTGGATTCGCAGTCGGGCACCTGGAACAACCTGGCGCGCTCGACCTACCCAGAAGCCCTGAAAACGCCGCACGTCGCAGCGGGTGGGGTCACGATCACCCCGGCACTGCGCCGTCTCGGAGAAAACAAGCTCCGCAGGGTGCTCGGTGTGAATTTCGAAGAGCCGATGATGGCCTACATGAACGTAGACCAGGAAGCGGCCTGGGAAAACGCCGGAATCACCGTAACCACGATCATCCAGAACCAGCTAAAGGGTGACGAGTCGCAGGACATGTTGAAGCGGAAGCCGCCGGGAACCTTCGGTGGAATTCCGATCAAAACCTCGATCCACGCCACCATCCAGCGCATTGACGTGATCCTGCTCAAGCACTGGGGCCGGGGCATCACGAAAGAAATCGACATGTTCGAACTGGGAGGCCAGACTACCTATCAGGTATACGGCGCTTCCGGCGGTCTCGAAGCTGGCTATCTGCAGTACTTCGACACCGTGTTCAATGTGTTCATGGATCAGCCCAGGTATGGAATTTTCTGGGACGGTCTGGCGCTTCCGGTTGGCGGCTACTAAAGCGCTGGCGGGGTGAAACTTTCACCATGCGATGCCGAGCCTCATTCGATGCACCACGGGGCTCGGCATGGCTTCACTCACACAAGAGGAGAATTACGATGCACGTCACCGAAAAGATTGTTGACGATAAAGGCGTCCATATCCTGTCGAGCACACTCGAAGCGGATGGACCGTTTGAAATTGCTTCCCCGAAGGCTGCGCTCGATGCGAAAGTCATCGCCATTCGGCGCACCGACTCAGGCGGCGTTTTTGTGCAGACGGCCGTCACTATCACCGAGCCTGTGGCGGAAGCGCCAGAACCTGCGCCAGCGCCCGAGAAAATGCCGACGCCGGAAGAACTGGCGACGGAATATCTCACGAGCACCGGACTAAGCGCGGAAGAAGCCAAGGGCGCGGTCGAACGGTTTGGCGCGGCGAAGATTTTGGCGAAGAAAAACGCCAATCTGGACGTCGAGCTGGATGCGCTACTGGCCAAGAAGTAGATGCGGCGCAACGCCAACGAAGCCGTCGAGAAGCGCGAGTGTCCGCCGGAAGTCGCTCGGGAACTCACGCTTGCAGGCGGCTTAAACCACTACGGCGAAGCCATGTTCCGCGTGGTCTGGGGCTACAACCGGATCGTGCCCATGACTGGCCAGTGGGAAGAGTGGGAGAAGTCGGTCGCCACATTGACCGACAAACTCACAGGCCACACGGAAAGCCGAGAGTTCATCCGTCTCGTCAGTTCCGTGGTCGAAACGCGCCTCGAACCGAAATATCTTCCGGCGAATTGCTGGCATCTTGAAAAGTGGTGTCCGCCGGAAGACTACGGCTCTCCCGAGCTCTGGCGCAAGCAGGGCGAGGAAGTAGTGGCGGGGCTGACCGTCGACACCGCGGGAGAATTCCCGAGCCGTGGGGAGTACGAGCTGGTCTTTCCACTCACCACCGACTTCACCGGGATGGGGAAACCTTTGCCGCTCACCGCGGACATGGCGGCGAACCTGGCACGGCTCGTGAGGGCCGGAAAAGAGCGCTTCTCGTTTGTGCAGCGCAAGGCGGCCATCGAGCAGCGGTTGGTCCGCGAGGAAGAGGGCTTCAGCCGCAAGGCCATCGACATTATGAAAGATGGGATGCGGCCCTACGCTGGAGAAGCCTTCGTGACGGTGCCCAAATGACTTCGGTGATGGTCTTCGTCAAGCGCAGCGGAGTTCTGGTGGCTTGCCGCAACTTTCAGGTTCCGGACGGCTGCTTCTGGCGCTGCGCGCACTGCGACACGATTCTCATGCGAGCCTCGTTTGGAGTGCTCAACGGCCTCACACGCTGCACTTGTGGCAGCGACGTGGAGTTGCTGGTGGATGGCCAAGCCGTCGACGTCGACGAGTTGAATGTACTGGCCGGAAGGCAGCCGAATGCAACCGCAGAACCTACGCCTGCGCCGCAGCGGGTGAATGATGAAGATTTCTTACGCGAATGCGGCATCGCGATGGAGGAGAAAGATAAATGCTCGACGCCAGAATCGTAATCAACGTAAGCGATACCCCGCACGCCCACCACAACGGGCTGAGCGGCAACTACATCGTCCCCGCCAAGGGCGACAAACAGGAATTCGGAATGCTTGTGGTCTATAGCGCCCACGAAATTCAGGACGTGGGCAACCAGGCAAAAACCGAACACTGGCCGTCTTCAGTTTCGGTCGCGATGGATATTCTCGGGATGAATTCGGATGCCATGGCGCACAGCCAGGGCAGCACTCCCGGAGCTGAGAAGTGGGGAATCTATCTTTGCGAAGCAGCTCCCGACATACCGAAGGAGTTGTCGCAGGCAATCGCTGAAGAGGCGATCTTCCTGAATGAAAATCCGCCCGAAATCAAACAGCGGCGGGACCGGAAAACCCGCATGATGCTGGCGACCACAGTCGATCCGCCAGAGATCGCGGAGAAGAAACAGGCGCTCTCGGATAGGGTCGTAAAGCTGCGGGAAGAATTCAACGCGGCCTGTCGGAAACTCGTGACCCGCGCCGAAGTTGCCAAGGCGAAGCACAATCTGCAGATCGAAGATCAGCGCCTCGTCGCAGAAGGTGACTTGCTTTACGCGGGCAACGAAGCCGCGAAGCGCAACATTAACGAATTGCACAAAGGCGCATCTCGCAGACTGGGACAGGAGCGCCCTTGGTGCTACCTCGTGAAACAACTGGTCGACTGTCCCGGATGCGGAGCGAAGATCGGCGAGAACATCCTCACTTGCCCGTCATGCACCGGATGGCTGGATGAAGGAATTGAAGAACTGCGGGCGATGAAGCCGAAAGACCGCGCCCTCAAGATGTATCCCGAACGCTACGGCGAACCAGTTCCGGCGAGCGGCAAGAGGGCCTAGTTCACGCCGCGCTGGATGACAAACAAGAGATCGCGCTGATCTTCGCACCTGCAGCGGGCGATCGCGTTGCGCAACCAGCTTTCTTTGCAATTTCGGCAGTGCCACAGTTCGGCATTTTGATCCCAAACAATATCCGCTTTCCCTTGAACGGGTTCGATTCCTTCGGGTCGCACTGATGCCAGTCCTCGCATCCTCAGCCTACAACACAGCGGAAGACGTTCTCAACCGGATTCGGGTCATCATCAACGACTCGGAAATTGCCGGAGGAGACGTGCTGACCGACACCGCTCCGTTTACCTTCACCCTGCTCAACGGAGCTTATGAACGGGTGCAGTTGGAGCTGGCCAAGGCGGGCGTTGAAACCTTCACGGCGGAGTGGTGGCTGATTGGGCTGCCCCTCATGCCCACGGTCGACCCGGAAGCGCGGATGGTGGTCGACGACACGGGCTGTAACATTCTCTATCCGAATGGAGTTGGCGATGTCTTTTCGATGACGCCGCAACTGCCGACCAACCTGGTGCTGCCGCTGGAACTTTACGAGCGCCAGACCAACACGACCAACTTCGCCGCGCGCATGAAGCAACCGGAGGGCGGCCTCACGGCGATCGAGCAGCAGGATTTTCTCGTCGACTGGGAATGGCAGACGGACGGCCTTCGCTTTCGCGGAGCACAGCAATCCCAAGACGTAAAGATCAAGGGCGAACAGCAGCTACCTTTGCTGGTCACGCCCACCACTCCCGTGCCCATCCGCGGAGTGTTGAACGCCGCCGCTTATTTTGGGGCGATGATTTTCGCGGAGTCGCGGGGCGGCATCATCGCGCCCCAATACAAAACGCACGCCGACGAGGAAATATTTTTACGCTTGCAGATTTCCGCGCGGCGGCGACAGCGCCAGCAGATAAGACGGCGTCCTTACTCCGGCCGTGGTGGCCGCGGTTATCCCAATCTTTAGGAGCTCAACATGAAATCACTTTTCCGCCTTTTCTTTCAACTCTGGATTCTGCCATCCTTCGGCAAATTCACCATGACCCCGACTCTGGTATACGTGGACGCCACCGGTCCCGTGATCCGCGTCGGCTTTAACGTCGCCGTCTCCGGCAACTATGTGGCTGGTGGCGATACCATCAACCTTTCCACCGCCGCGCAAGACCCGGCTTTCGTGGGCCTGGTAGCCGCCATAGAATCTCTCGGCGCTCCCATCGATTTTGACTGCTGGGATGCGGGTGGGGATATCACCTACATCGTTGCCCCTTCGATCGGGACCACCGCCGCAAACAACAAGGTGAAGATCGGCTCTTCGCTCGGCAGCGAAATCTCCGGCGCTTATTCCTCTCTGAGCGTCACCCTGAAACTTATCGGCGAAGCGGTCTTCAACAAGCTGTAATCCTCCATGCTCACAGAAGACCTAGTCGACGTTCCTGTCGAAGTGTTTGGCGGGTACTGCCCGGCCATCGTGCCCGCCAACCTGCCGCCGGGAGCGGCCAATGTATGCCAGGATATGCAATTTCCCGAGACTGGGGCACGCACGCGGGGCGGCCTGGCCTTATATCGGTGGAGTGCCGGCGTTATCCCGAACGCCTCAATCAATGGCCTGAAAACCTACCTCACTCCTTCAGGCGGCCAGCAGCTGATGATCTGGGATTCGCTCGGGGATATGTTTTACGAAAGCCCCCAGGGCACGCTTAACCTGATCAATTCCCGGCCCTATCAGAACCTCTTCTACGAATCGCAAACGTTGTTTTCGCGGGAGTACCAGGCCTTTTCGAACGCACTGGGTGGCTTCGACATCCCGCGGCAGTGGGACGCAAAGAACTGGGACCGGGTTTCGCATAGCGGACCCGGGGCCTCCCCCACCGCGAGCGACATTTCCTTCCCCATCGTCTCAATCTCCCGCGCCGCCACTACCGGCATCATCACCGTCCTACTAGAGATGCCCTACGGGACGGCGATTCAGAGCACCTATGTAGTGTCAGGTTTATTCCTGACTCTCAACGGAGTCACGGGGGACGCCAGCCTAGAGGGGAGCTTTCCGATCGCGAGTGTCGCTTCGGAGGATGGGGGCACGCAGACACAAGTCACGCTCTGGGGCGGATATGGGTCATATCAGATTTCCGCTATGTCGCGGGCTGGTGGAGTCGTCACCGCTCAACTTTCCCAGACGCCCAACATCACCGCTACCGAATCCATCATCATCGCGGGCAGTGAAGATCCCAGCTACGATGGCCTTTTTACGGCGGCCTCCATCAGCGGAAATACGGTGACGTGGGCGCAGGCCGGGACGAATTCGACGACTGCGGGCGGCTTGCTCTACGTGCAGAACTTCAGTGCTTCGGTCTACTCCGTCACGAGTCTCGGAATTGGCCAGCCGACCGGCGGATATCCGGCCTATAATCTCTTCGGAAATCAGGTCGCGCAGTTCCCGCCCGGCTACGACATTACCGTCTCCGGAAATACACAGCCAGATGCCGATGGAACGTTCCTGATTCAGAGCAACCCGCCGCCGGTCTATTACCCTCCGGGATCGGCTGGACTGCCAGCGGCCGCCGCGACTACCGGGCTTACCGTGGTCTACTTCGGGACTCCCGGCTCATTCAGTGCCGGATTTGGCGGCACCGCCGTGGCGTCGCCTCCCGCATCTGCTCCGACGCCCACCGGAACGGGTGGCCCGACGGGACATATCTCGCAAGGGTTGCATCAGGTCTCTCTCGCCTTCATCAATCGCCAGGGCTATATCACGAAGGGCGCACCGCCGACGGACTGGAATGCCGGCGGGAACCTGCTCTCGTCTCTTTCTGGGATCACAACCGGGCCGCCGAATATCGCGCAGCGGCTCTTGCTGTTCACCCCAGCCATCAGTCCGCCCGCTGCGACTGGGACGTTCTATTCCCTTCCGACGGGCAGCCCAGAACTCACCTCAAACGCCAATCCGTTGCTCGCGGTCATGCTGATTCCCGACAACGTGACCACGACGGCCATTATTGATTTCTCGGATGCCATCCTGATCTCCGGATTCCAAGCGCAGTATCTCTTCAACGAGCTCGAACTGGGTGAATCGGGCTTCATGCTGGGCTATAACGCGCGCACGACCTGGCTGGGAGAGCGGGCCCGGGTGCCGAACTTCCTGAATTTAGGTTTCGATGGCGGCTTCGGTGTGCCGACGGCCACAGTCCCGAATGGTTGGACGTTTGGCTATCCTGGCGGCGGTTCGGCGATAGCGGCGGGGCTTCCGGTGGACTGGGGAGACGCCTATGTCATCACCGGAGACGGCGCGAGCCCCATCAAAGGCCGGATTTTCCAGTCGGCGTATCAGGATTATCTCAACGTGGCGATCGTCGCCGCAAATACCAGCTACAGCGTCCGGGTGCGGTTGGCGAAGGCGGGAGGCTTAACTCAGGGCACGCTGAATATCAACCTGCAGTCGTCGATCGGCGGCTTCACGACGGTGGGGCTTGCGATTTCCGCGGCCCAGCTCACCGCCACGTACCAGGAATTTGTGGCCACGCTGACCAACGTGCCGCTGACCAACCCTCCAACCGATTTGATCCTGCAGGTTTACGCGAGCGGGACTCCGAATGCCGGAGGGCAGTTTCTCATCGACTCAATTCAGCCGTTCCCCACGAACACACCTTTCAACTCTTCGACCGCGCGCCTGTCCTACGCCTTCAACCCGGAAGGATTCGACTCCGTCACCGGGCAGGTGCAGATTCGTCCTGGAGATGGACAATTCCTGCGCGCTGGTTTCCCTTTGCGCAACTCGCTCTACCTGGCGAAAGATCACTACCTCGGCTATGTGGTCGACGACGGAGTGAACGAACCGGCGCTGTGGACGTTCACGGAAGTTTCTGCGACTGTGGGCATCTGCGGCCCGAACGCCGTCGACTGGAACGAAGAGTGGGCTGTGTTTGCGGAGCGCTCCGGCCTCTACATCTGCTGGGGATCGGACCCGATCAAACTGACGCCGGAAATTCAGAACGATGCGACGTTCACCGGGCGCACCAGTTGGTCCTCGATCAACTGGGCCGCCGCGTCGACCATCTGGGTGCGGATTGACCGGATCAACAAGATGATTCTGGTGGGCGCACCGATTAACAATGCCACCACGCCGAATGCGGTTTTCATGCTCGATTACTGCTGGCTCGACTCGGCGGAAGATATCGCGGCGAATCCCATGGTGACCTACTCGGCATTCACCGGCAAGATTCTGGCCCATGGGCGCGGACGGCGCTGGTCGATCTGGTCGATCACCGCAAATGCGATGTGTTTTGCGGAGCGCACCACAGGCACCGTGCAACCGTTTTTTGGAAATGGCGTCGGCAACGGCCTGCTGTATGAGCAACTGGATTGTAAGGTACAACCCACCGACAACGGGGTCACGATTCCGTGGAGCTATCAGACGTATGCCGTGCCGTCGCACCAGGAAGAGCAGATGTATCAACTGCGGTCCCATCGCAAACTTGCCGGCTATCTGAAATTCCGCGTGGTCGGCGTTGGCGCTTTGAATCTGGCGATCTCGACGGCGCAGCGGTCCACGCTTTTGCGAGCGTACACGCTCTCTCTCAACCCGGCCGGCGACGGGGAGCGGCCGCTTAACCTGCACGCTGAGCGATTCTTCATCAATTTTTCGAATTCCGGCCTCGGTAGCTGGGTGCAGATCGAAAAAACCATTTTGTGCGTGAAGAAGGACGCGGCAATGCTGACGCGCGGAGTTTCCTCCTGATGATGACCTGTTCGGAAGGATGTGGGCAGTGGGCGCAGTGGCGGGTAAGTGTTCCAGAAAAAGACGCGACCGGGAAAGTCGTCAAGTTTCGCACCGTAGCACTGCCCTGCAGTACACACAAGAAATCCATGGAAGAAGCTGCGCTGAAATCCGAGCCGAGTCTCGATTTACGTTTCAATTTCGTTGGAGCAATTCCTGATGGCTTTAACCGTTCCTAACCTCGACCGGGTACAGAAAACCGATCCGAAACTGGGCGAAGCGGTGCAGCGCATCCAGCGCTACGCCAACTTGAACATCACCCCAGCAGCCGGGAACCGCGTACCGGTTCCGCCGATCAATGCCACTTCGATCAAAACCTAGCATGCTGGTCCGCCCCTATATCGCATCCGACGCCGAAGCAGTGAAAGCTCTACACCATAAACAAGGGCTGGAATACGAACTTCCTGACCTCGAAGCGCCGGGGATGTTAGTTCGTGCAGTGATTGAAGAAGACGGGGAAATCACCGATGCGGCATTTCTGCGCAAAACCAGCGAAGCGTATTGGTTATTCGACCCGGCAAGCGCGAAGCGGGACCGACTGGGCAAAATGCTGGTGCTGAGCAAAGAACTTGTGGGTCCGGCAGCGCGCGCGGGATTTGAAGATGTGCACGCTTTTCTGCCGCCCCACATCGTAGACACGAAGCTCGACCGAACCCTGCTGCGCCTGGGCTGGGTGCATCCGCTGTGGACCTGCTACAGCCGAAAGGTGGGGAATTAAGATGGCGCGCGGACAATCGGGGGCGGCGACAAATCAGCTGAACCTCACAAATTCTGTGGCGGGTCAGGAGGGGGCGCAATCGCAAGCCCTCGAAAGCAACCTGATACCGGGCTACGAGTCGCTGATGGATACCGGCTACATGAACCCCGCGGAAGAGAACGCGGCCACCACCAGCGAAATGGGGTCCGCAACAGCTCCATTCCAGAGCGCGGAATTCAAAGCGGCAAATCGCGCCGGAGCCACGAAGAACGCAGCCGCACTCCCGGCCGAGCAAGACGCATTGGCCCTCGAAGAAGGACAGGCCTCTGGAAACGCGGCCGCTGATCTGCAAAAGCAGAAGCTGCAGGGCCAGGAGCTGGGCATGTCGGGCGAGAGCGGACTCGAAGAAGGAAATCTGCGCGCGATGGAAGAAGCGTATGGGCTAGGACCGGGAACGCTACAGGCGCGAGCCGCTGGGCCGAGCTGGACGCAGGGCTTCCAGCAATTCAGTCAGGGACTCAATCAAGATGTGCAAGCAGGCCAAGGAATCGGCTCAATGATGGCCAGCGGCGGGGGAGGCGGCTAGATGGCGATCGACTACGCCCCAGTCGGACCTTTCGAAGACGAAGAGGAACTGCAGCGCGGCGGCTACGCCTATCCTCCGGCCGTGCCGGCGCCTGCAGATACCTCGCCGGCAACTCAGACGATGCCCGCAGTGGGGTCTACCGAAGACCTGGAGAGCCGCGGACTGGCGAATCGCGTAGCGCCGCCGGCGGGACCAGGCTCGACTGAAGATTTAGAGGCCCGTAGCCTGGCGACTCACGTCGCACCACCCAGCACCCCAGCGCCGGCTCGTCCTACCTGGGACCAATACGCCCCACCGCAACTGCACGGATTTCGCGCATTCGGCGCAGCCCTCGCAGGGCCGAAATTTGCACAGGATCGACAATCGCTGGCCCAGCAGAGATACCAAGCAGCGATGAGCGACTACGAGGCCCCACTGCGGGAAGCAGATATGGAAGCACAGGCGGAGCAGAGGCGCGGCGCCCCAGCCCTTGCCGTTCAAGAGAAGAAAAACGAAGGCGCCATGGATGTGCAAGGCGAAAAAGGAAAAACCGCCGAACAGATCGAAAAAGAGCGCTCCGAGAGCGCAGAGAAGATCGCCAAAGAACGCACGGAGTCCAGTGAGCGTGTCGCGCAAGGCCACGATCTGGTCCGCGGCGAAGTGGCCCGCATCCAAGCGGCCGCAAAAGCAGCCGCCGCCAAGGACCCGAACGCCCTCACTAACACGATGAAGACGATGAAGCAGCAGGCGCAATCCACGCTGCCGGGAATCGATCGAGCCCTCGATGAGACCGAGAAGGTCGCGGGGCAGTTAGGACCGGCCGAAGGTCGCTGGAATGACTTCTGGCAAGGCAAGGTAGGGATGGCGGACCCGCAATTCGCACACTACAAAGATGAAATCGCAATGGTTTCTTCCGCCGTGACTCTCGCTCACGCCCGCGGACGCATGAGCAACGAACTGTTCGAGCATTTCAACAAGATGTTCGACGCCGGAAAGCAAGCTCCCGCGAACATGATCCAGGCTCTCAATGTGGCGAAGGAATGGCTGGGCGAGTACGCGACGATGGGAGAAACGCCCGCAGCAGCAGGGGCGGGTCAAGGCGGTGGCGCGACTCCCGGCGGATTCGCCACTTGGAAAGCCAAACAACCGAAGTAGTCGATGCCCGTCGATCCCACAACTGATCCGGATTTCATGAAGGCCCCGCCTCATGAACAGATGGCCTATCTCACGCAAACGGATTCGGACTTTGCGAAGGCTAGCCCGCAAGACCAGTTGGGCTACCTGGCGCATATTCACGGATTCAAGGGAGAGATGGCAGGACCAGCAGGGCCGAGCGCCATTGCCGGAACTGCGCAGCCGGGCAAGACCTCACCAGCAGCGGCGAGAACGATGCACCCCGTAGATATAACTGGCGAACAGCAAACGCCAGAATCCGCCACGGCTGGATTGCCCGGATACACCGGATTTCGGCCGGTAAAGGATCGAGATTTAATTCCCGGTGCAATTGCCGGAGGAGCTGCGGCAGCCTACGCAGCACCCGTGGTGGCCGCCCCAATAGTGCGAGCTGGCGCGAAGTACGCTCAAGAGCATCCCTACAAAACGATGGCCGCGCTTGAGCTTGCGAAACAAATACCCGGCGTCGGACCTTACGTGAGCAAGATCCCGACGTGGCTCCCCTTGTTAGCTGGAGGGCACGAAGAAGCCGAGCCGGAACCAAATGTCCCCGCACCGCCCTTGCGCTGGAGTCCGCGATCCGCGCCGGAGGAGCCAGTCACGAACACGCCCGCACCTCCGCTGCGATGGAGTCCGCGATCTATACCCGAAGAGCCCGTCACCAACACGCCGCCCCCGCCCTTGCGCTGGAGCGGGCGCGTAGCGACACCAGCAGAAGAGGCCGATCCGACTCCAGCGACGTCGGCACAGCCGCCGGTAATCTCTGGCGATCCCCTGGCCGGACGCCTGTCCAGTTTGGTAGACAAAATCAAAACCGAAGGCCACGGCCACGAAACTCCCGAACCGGAAGAAGCTACTCCCCAGACCACAAATCTGAATGAAGACCTGACGCCCGCGCTGAAAGCCAGTCTCCGCAGGGTGCGGGCCGCGAAAGCCGCGCGCAGCGGCAAGTCGAACTAAAACACCTCTCCCGAAACAACTCCCCGATGAACAACCGAATTCAGTGTTTCTTTTTCGCCGCAGTGTTGCTTCTCTGCGCCTGCTTCGCCCACGCCCAGAACGCCCGCGTAGACGGAGTCATCTCTTCGCGCTACAACAACCCGGCTGCGGGAGCTTACGTGGCGGCCTGCGCGCAACCGGCGACAATCACAGGATCTGCGCCCTACTGCTCTCCCCTCGCCCCGCTATGCGCTTCACTGACTGATTCGAGCTGTGCCGCTTCAACCTTCCCGGTACAGGCGGATGGACTCGGAAATTACCACTTCTACATTCCGATCGCAGAGGGCCCCTTCACCTACTGTTTTTTTGGTTCGTCTCTGGCTATCCCGACCTTGGCGAACGGTGGCTGTCTCCCCGATCAAAACGTGATCGGCGCCGGAAATCTCGCCTCTTGTATCGGGGGAATCAACTGCGTCACGGACTACCCCGGCGCCACCGCCGATGCGCAGATCACGGCTTGCATCTCGGCCCTAGCAGGCGAAAGTGGAATCTGCGACGCGCGCGGCTACGGCTACAGTCAGCAAACCATCGCGAACTGCCCAATCAATGTCGGCGGAACTGGCCAATCCGTCACCCTCTTAATCAACGTCGCCACCACTTTCAACATTACCTGCAACGATCCCACAGACTACGCCTTCCACGTGTATCCCGGTTCCACGATCCACGGAGACGGCACCGGAGCATGGGGATACGGGAACAACGAAGCAAACTTTCAGGCGACTACAGCCAACCTTAAGGGAATCATCTCGAACTGGCCGCGCGTTCCAACCGGAAATGCCAGCGTGATGTCCGTGGAGAATCTTGCTCTGCGGTCAAACGTGGGTAGCACCATCACGGAAGGCCTGATCAGTCTTTCAGGGGTTTATTCCGGGACGACTGTACAAAACGTAAACACAGTCTATTGCGGAGGCGGAGGTGCCGCTCTTTACATCACCGCGCCCACCTCAGGAGCTTATTTCCTCACCAGCGACCTAACTTTTGTGAATGATGACTTCGATTGCGGCGGAGCGACAGCCTCAGGCCACGCCATTGAGATTCTTGACGGCGGATCGTCGTCAGGCGTGGGCTCGCTGAATTTCTACGGATCTCAGGCGCAACACTCGGCACTCTCGGAAGTCGATTTGAATGGAAACGGAAGCGGGCAGTGCGGCTCGATTTTCTTCATGGGCTTCCACACGGAGAATGCGAGCTTCAACACCGTCCCGGCCCACGTAACCATCAACGACTGCCACAACGTAACCTTCGACAACTGGAACACGAGTGGGGCCACACCCTCAGCTGGAAACGTGATGACCGTGGCACAGGATGCCGCGAACGCCACCCACGACATCTACATTCGCGGATCACGCTTCAACGCCGGAACGAACGTGGTTTCGAGCACCGTAACCGGACTGAACAATTTAGCTTTCACCGCTCAAGCCGATTCCTACATGAGCGTCGAGTACTTCTCGGGCTTGCCACTCGACCCCGGAATTTGCGTGATTGGAGGCTCTTGCGGAGGCGGTGGTGGTGGCACGGTAACCAGCGTGACCGGAACCGCGAATCAGATCACGGCTACCGGAACCACGAGCGTCGTTCTGTCGCTTCCGAGCGCCATCGTTGCGCCGGGAACCATCAGTGCTACCGCGTTTGAAGGCTCTGGCGGTTTAAACCTTCAATCTACCCTCACTGCCGGTTGTCCCTCATTGCCATCGCCCCCAGGCTCAGGTCTCGGCCTGGTCGCATTCGATCCCAGTTGCAACCTCGCAGGTTCAGTCGGAACGGGCTCATTCGCTGATTACTACACGATCAATTTGTTTTCAGCTGCTTCTGTCGGCGCTGCCACCCTTGGGACGGGCGGAGGCACGGCGAATGCCCAGACCTGGACCCATACCAACGGCCCAACGATCACCTCCTACGGTCCTGGGATGATCATCGAGTGGGTTCCGGCAGCCAGCAACACCTCCACGACCCCGACCATGACTGCGGACTCCGGCCCTACGGACACAATCGTCAAGGTGAATAGCGCCACTTCAGGCGGCAGCGGCCCCGCATTCGGACCTTTGGCGGCAAACGATATTTACATCGGCGGCTGGGCCTACGCGATGTATAACGCAACCGTTTCGGAGTGGATCTTGCTGAATCCAACGAGCGGGAGCGGAAGCGCTGGAACCAGCGCATTGTCGGGCCTGACGGCGGCGATCAGCTCAAACACCATCGCGAACGGAAACTTCCCGCAACAGTGGAATTGGTTTCAGACGACCGGATCTCAGTCCGCGATTACCTTTGGCGAGACCTCGGCAGCTACGGGCTCGGGCGATATCGAGGTCAATATCCGCACGCTGAATGGGTCCACCGCTTTCCCCTTACAGGTTACCGCTGGGGGAACGGCAAACGGCGTCCAGATGAGCACGTCTGGAGTGTTGAGCGCTATCGGCTCGGGGCAAATTCTTGCCACCAATGGCGTAACCAACCCGTGCGCAAGCGATTCGATTGGCTCTCTGTTGTATCAGGGAAGCTCCGTACTGAATTGCTTACTTGCTCCGACCGGACCGACGGGAGTGCCGAATTTCGTCTACACAGTTCCCGGAGCGGCGACAAGCTACGGGCCTGCTGGAGTACCTATCGACGTGCAGGCGACGAGCAGCTACTCACTTGCGCTAACTGATCGCGGCCAAGTTGTTGACACAACCAATTCCACGGGCTCGACAGGGTTCGCGGTAGCTTCCCCGGGTTCTTCTGGCTACGGACAGAGCTTCCCATTTGTTTGGCTGAACAGCGGCTCCGTGGTGGGAACGGCCACCCCAACCAGCTCCACGGTGAACGGCAACGCGACACTGAAGATGGTCGGGGCGGTTTCCGGTCACAATCCCGAAGCATCATTCTGGTGGACGGACAATACGAACTGGTGGTCTGCGGTCGTTCTGCCCACAGATGCGAATGGGTTCCTCGCGGCGGAGGGAATTGCCAGCGGGAGCATTATCAACTCGATGCTCGCGCATGCGGCCATCACAGTCCAAGGCCAGACCTGCACGCTCGGACTCTCCTGCAACATCAACAGCGTCACCACTGCTCACGGCGTAGCTCTGAATGAAGGCTCAGCAGCTCAATTAGGCGGGACGGCGGTTGGTGCGACAGGGACAGTTCTGTGCGGCAACACCGCAGCCGATCCGTCCTTCTGCACAGTGCCGATTTTCGCAGCGACAAACCTGACAGGAAATACGACGCTGGCGGCTTCGGATTTTTCCACCTTCGCGTCGAAGTACATTGCGTCGGGAAGCCCCACGATCACACTGGTTGCTAGCGGCTCTCAACCCGCGAATGGGCAATCAGTCCTGATCCTGAATTACGGCGGCGGCACACCGATAATCGCGCGGAGTGGTCAAAACATCAACGGCGCAGCCAGCAATATCACACTGAGCGCAGGTTCTGCGTCCGCGCCGACTGGCGGTCTATTCGTCTCCGACGGAACGAATTACGAATACTACCCTCTCGGGGGGAGCGGTGGTGGGGGAAGCGGCGTCTCTTCCTTCACTGGAGACGGCGCACTTCTCAGCAACAGCGCATCTACCGGCGCGGTGACGGCAACGCTCGTGAATGCTGGGGCGGGAACGGTTTGGGGAAACAACACTGGGAGCTCGGCTTCGGCGACCTACACCCCAACTCCAAACCTCGGTGTCTCCGGGACTGCTGGCACACTCGGATTGTTTGCCGCCAGTGGCAACTTCAAGACGACCCTCGGGAGCGCAGCTACGGCCAGCAACACATTCAATTTCCCCGCAGCCGTGTTCACCACCGGGCACATGGGCTACTGCGTGACGAGCTCCACCACCTGCACCTGGACGGATACAGGGTATGCGTACAACGCGATTCCGAACGCGGACCTCGCAAACTCAGCCATCACAATCGGGGGCACCTCGGTTTCTCTCGGCGGCTCGACTTCATCCTTCCCGAATCCGGGAACAATCGGCGGCACCACTCCGGGGATCGGAGACTTCTCAGCGCTGAACTGCGGAGTGTCGAGCACCACAGCCTGTATCCTTACGGGCTACGGATCGACGAGCGGGACCGCTACGCTGACCTGGCCTGCTGTGGCTGGGACAACGACGAATGCCATCGTGTCCAGCAACAATCTTTCCGCTCCGGGCTTAGTCGACAGTGGGCTCACCACATCAAACGCTATTCCGAAAAATAGCAGCGCAGGTCTACTCTCCGAATCTTCGCTTGTCGATAACGGAACAAATGTCAGCACCTCCGAGAACCTGCTGGTCACCGGAATCCTGGACGGCACCGCGCCGATCACGATCACAACCGGCACCAGCGCGAATCTCGGCTCAACTTACAGTTCCGGATACACCTTCAATCAGGAAGGCACAGCGGGAACGGGCGTCACCTACACCCTCCCGGCGACCGCAGTCGGCAAGCAATACTGCGTCCAGAACTCCGGCACTACCAGCGTGGTGAATAGCGGCGTACTCACGGTCTATCCGCCATCTTCGTCTTACGTCATCCTCAACGGTGTCGTGAACACAGTCGGCGGCGGCGGGACGCACGGAGTCGCGTCGGGCGGCGCGGCAGGAGACTCGGCCTGCTTCGTGGCTATCGACGCGACCCATTGGGAAGTGTTCGTCGGGAAGGGCACATGGACCGAAAACTAATCCTCTGCCTCTTCCTGTTCACGGGGCTGGCTCATGGCCAGCTCGTGCAAGAGATCATAGCTAACTCTAATGCTGGGGTGATTGGACCGTTCAACTTCACCCTGTTTGACCAGGGAACATGCACCAGCGGAAGCGCACCGACGACAACCTGCCTCGGGACTTCGACGTACCCCTCCCTTCCCTCCGGAGCCAGTTACAGTGTCACAAACACGAACACCGACCTGCTGGTCTCAAACTCCGTCAATTACAACTGGCCAACCTTCACCCTGACCGGGGGCGCGTGGGCGAATAGCTCCTCAAACAGTCTCCGTCTGGCTTACGGAATTGGAACGGGCGATAACGTCATATTCAACTTCCCCTCTTCCGGCATTCAGAACACCGTTTCATCCTGCACGCCATTTGATACCACGCTGCCACAAACGACATCGTTCACGGGGCGCATCGACACTTGGACGATGGGAGCTAGTGCCAGCCAGTTCACCAACATGCAACTGGAGAACGGAGGAACTGAACTCTACACGCCAACGGAATGCGGTGTGACCGGAACGACGAATTGCACGGGAGGAGAATTCGTTCCAGCCGGTTCGATGCCGACGAACACCTGGCAGATTTGGTGCGAAAGTCAGACTCTCGGCGCTAACGGCACATCGTTTGACGGCGTCTGGAACACTCCCCAAAGCGGCGGGGCTTTGGTTTCTGGGTCGCTGATGACGAACACCGCCACCGCGACGACCGGATTGACCAATATCAAGCAAGAGACTCAGATAGGAGTCAACGCTGGGCCGACCGGTGGATACTACTCGTACTGGGGAACCCAGATTTTCTGTGGTCTGATCTCATCCCAGACCGCGTGCGGATTTCCCGTTGCTCCCGGTCTCCAGTTGATTGCCCCGACGATCTCTCCGGCGAGCGAAACCATAGGCTCGAATCCGACCGTCACGATGACGAACATTTCCTCGGTGACGGATAGCTACTACTACACGACCTGCACCACGGCAGGCTGTACGCCAGCCACGCCGACGACCGCGAGCACGCCCTACAGCGGAAGTTTTACAGCCACGCCACCTGAAGCGGTCAGCGCGATTGCCGTTAGAGCAGCGCCCTACAACAATCCAGTCAGCGCGATCACAACTAATCAGTACATCGCGCCGAACGCTGGGTTCGTCGCCACTGCCAAGTGTACTGCTGCGGCCACAGCGAACTGCTCGAACACGGGATTGTCAATCGCTTCCGGCGACATTATTGTCGTTGGCATCGAGGGTGGAAGTGGCTCGGAGACTTTCACGATCAGCGATTCAAACTCCGACACGCCAACTTGTAGCAGCGTGGTCGAAGAAGTCACGGACGGCTATTACAACCAGATGTGCATGATGAAGGCTGGGGCCACGGTGACTTCGATCACCTGCGCCCAGAGCAATGCCGCCAAGACCGCAGTGTGCATCGCAGCGTGGTATACACCTGGAACGTTGGCTGGCACTGTGGATAAAAGCACCGGAGCAGACAACCAGAACGTCACAAACTGGAGTAGCGGAAACACGGCAGCGCTCGCGGGCAATTCAGAGCTGGTAGTGGAGTTCTGGGCGGCACCCTTCTACGGGGCTTACACGTCTACCTCTACCAGCGGTGCCACCCAGCGCAATATCACAACGGCGACATTGCTGGCGGCGATGGGTGACCGAACCGCTTGGAGTTCATCGGCTACGGCGGCCACTGGTGTATGGAGCACTGCACTTTACGGCGTTGGGATGGTGATGGTTATAAAATGATCCGCAAACTTATTCTCATTCTCGCGTTGTGCGCCCCGGCTTTCGGGCAGTCCTGGTCCGGCGTTCTCGCCACTAGCCGTGCTATTAATTGGACGGGGGCTGGCCTTCCGGCAACCCTGCCCGACAGCGAGACGACCGCCAATCCCTGGACCCCTCCCGTCCGCACGCAGTGTGGATCAACCGTCAATCCCACAGGCACCTCAGCGGACGCCGCCGCTATCAACACTGCCCTGCAAGCCTGCACTTCGGGGCACTACGTTCTACTCGGGGCCGGAACGTTTGAGATCGAAAGCGGAGCGAGTGGGACGGGAATTTGTTATGGCAGTTTTCCCTGTGTCAACTTCTACTCCGTGAGCGGCGTGACCCTGCGTGGATCAGGGGCAAACTCGACCAAGATCGTATTGGCGTCGGGGAACACCACGATCACGTGGGGTATCTCGAACTCTCCCGGATCGGGCACGTGGTCGGGAGCTTCCGCTGGCGCAACTTCATTCACGTTCTCCGGCTCCGGGTTGGCGAACGGCGATCTAATGGTGCTCAATCAATGCGACACGGGCTTTAGTGGATCTAGCTGCACTGGGTCATTTACGGACAATGGTGGTCTTGCGGTCTGCGGGGCTATCGGTGGTATTTGTTCCCAGCAGACGCGGTCGGACACGAACAGGAATCAACGCCAGATCGTCCGCGTGACCAACGTCTCAGGAAGCACGGTGACTTTTACTCCTGGCCTCTACTTGGCAAATTGGGCCTCCGGCCAAAGTCCGACGATCAGCTATGCAGCCTACCCCTACGGAGACGGACTGGAGGATTTGACCGTCGATGCGACCGCCAGCACCTACACCCACCCGGTCGAGGCCTACAACACCTACGGCTCATGGATAAAGGGTGTGCGCATTGTCGGTGCTGGTCCAGGCGGCTCAAATTACATTCACGACCTGAAGAATTTTCTCGTCACCAATAGCTATCTCGAAGCCTACAGTTATGCTTCCTCCAGCGACACCGTGTTCAATCAAATGGGCAACGCCTCAGACGTTCTGGAGCTGAACAACATCATCCACGATGGCCAGTTGTGGAACGGAACCGGAGGGAATACAGGCGATGTGCTTGGATACAATTTCGCGCGTGACTCCGAGACCAGCTATTACCAGCTCGCAGACTACGACCACGAGCCGGGTGGCTCAATGATGCTCCATGAGGGGAACCAGTCGGGGCTATTCCTCGGAGACAACACCTGGGGCAGTCAGGATCTCGAAACCCTCTTTCGTAATTATTTTTCGGGCGGAGACGGGCCATACACGACTGCCCCGAATCCCCGAGTCATCACGATCAATGAATCCGTGCGCTTTGAGAACATCATTGGAAACGTACTCGGCGGCCCGCTCGTTTCGACTTATCAGGTTTCGAGCGGTGACTCTGGCTACGTCTATCAGTTCACGTCTGGCGATTCCCTCGACCTGTCAAGCTCGATGCGTTGGGGCAATTATGACAGCGTGACTGAAGCCGTTCGCTGGTGCGGGAACTCCAGCAGCCCAGGATGGTCGAGCACTTGTTCTTCGACTTCGGAAGTCCCAGTGACGCTCACGGGGAACGCGGCCCCGTTCGAGAACCCCGTTCCCAGCAGCACCGCGCTGCCCTGCTCGTTCTTCCTGACCGGCTTCAGTTCCACGACCTGCACGGCGTTTCCGACAGGCGGAACCGGCCTTAGTTGGTGGAAGGTTTGCACGTCGTGGTCTAGCTTCCCGACGACTTGTGCTGGAACGCAGACTCCCCCCTTCCCGGCAATCGGCCCCGACGTGACAGGCGGGCCGTATATGGGCGGATACGCCTATGACATTCCTGCGTCGCTCGCGTTCCAGCACCTTCCCATTGACACGAACTACCAGAACTCCTACAGCATCATTGGTTCGAGTTGGACTGGCGGAGTTGAAACGTTGACGATCAGCGGTCTGCCAGCGGGTTCGCACATCATCGGCGGATTTCAGGTCACTGGAACTTCAGGATGCAATACTTCCGGCGCTCCGGGCGGCTCGACAGAATTCGTGATGACGACTTCTAGCCCCGTCCCGAGTTCGGCTACGGCGACTACGGTCTCTTATCCCGTGGCGTCAAATCCGGGCACTTGCGCGGGTGGGCATTTTCTTTTCCCCGACGTGCGTCAGTTCGACGAGCGAGTCTACGAAACAGATTCAACTGTAGTGGTGCCCCCTCCGGCTCCCTTCCCCATGCTCGCCCAAGCACACTAGAAAAACTCTTCGCCGTGAAAATCTCCTCTCTCGCTCTTCTCTTTCTCTCCTGTTTGGCGTGTGCCCAGGGCCAGGCTCGTGGAGGAAAATTCTCCGGCGGCCAAGTCTTGTTCAATAGCGGCGGCTTCTCCGCCTACACCGGGGAAATTGTCGTGAATCCACCTGCCGCCTATTCTCTGGGAGGGACCACCAAGAACGGCAACACGACGACGGATACCACTTACCCCAGCGGAAATCCCGCGACCGTTTTTCGCTGCACCGATGTGAACATGACACCCGGTAAGACGACAGTACCCGGATACAACGCCGGAGAAGGTGGCAGCGGTTCGGCGGATTTAGTGAGTCCTGACGATTATGCGTTGCGGCTCGAAGGATCTTCCGGCTACTACTTCATCACACTATTCAACCCGAACACGCTGGTCTGCGGCGACCCGACCACGGGCAACGTCATCACGCAGGACAAGAACATAGCCAGCCCCGGTTCATCTTCTTCGGTCGAGGCCTTCGGCGGGGGAACTTTCGGGCAAGGGACGCCTGGCATCTACACGGTAGGTGGCCAGACGACGCGCTCCACTTCGGCCACCCAGATCACGCAGTACACGATCAACACGCATGGGGGCGCAACCAGCACATGGGGGCAGTTCACCTGGGCACCGATTGCGGATGCAATCAACGCGCTGCCTATCAATTCAGCGGCTTGGACCGCGAGCACGAGCTACGCTTACGGCGCGACGGTGACCTATGCCATGACGAGTGGACAGCTGGTGGCCTATCCCACGCCTCCGTCCACGATCACGCCCAACGTGGGGGATCTCGTCCAGCCGACAAGCGGCTGTTCTCCGACCACAGCTTTCAAGGCCATCACGGTGACCGGACCGACCAGCGGCTCGACGCCGAACTGGAATAGCGTTTGCTCCGGTACGCAGATCGGCAGCATTACCGATGGGGGAGTCGTCTGGAAAGGTATCGGCGGCCCAGCAGTTTTTGTTTATCAGAACACAGGCACAGCAGGGACCTCCGGCAGCTCGACGCCCAGCTTTGTGCCAGCCTCGAACCACCCCACGCTGTTAACCACGGCGACGGACTCGGGCGGCATCGTCTGGACGAATATCTGCCCAGCCGTTTCTCCGACCTGGCAGTCCTGGGGCGGCTCCGGTCTGAATAGCCTGGTCCCGAGCGAAGCACTGAGCACCTGCACCTACGGAGTGCATCAGAGTCAGAACATCACGGGCATCGCGGTTTCCGGCGGCACCGCAACAATTTCCTGGGCGGGCACCAGCTTTCTTAAGGCTGGGCCGGCAACGATCAGCGGAGCCAGCGTCTCGGCCTGCAATGGATCTGTCACCCTGCTCACGGCGAATGCCAATACGGCCACATTCAGCGCGGGATCATGCACGGCCAGCACCGGAGGGCTCGCGGCAGGCGACGTCTTCACCACGAACGGAGATCAGGGCAGCGGCATCTTCGCGGTGGAGTGGGATGGAAATCTCAACGTCTACCACACGTTCAACACAGCGACTCTCATCCAGACCGACAATCTCTGCTCGACGGGTCCGGCCGGAGGCGGAGTCAGCTGCACCGGAGGATCGTTTTCTTCGACGGCTCATGGGCCGCTGACTGGAACGGCCTGCACCGCGTTTATCCATAACGTCAAATCTCGCTACGGCCAATATGTGATCGTGGCGAAGCAAGGAACCCTCGGCCCCGCAACCTGCGCCAATGGCTCTTATGTCTGGAGAGCGCAGCAGACGCCTTTTGCCGCGAGCAGTCAGGTGTCCGAACTTCCGTTCCAGCCGAACCACTGGGACGATATGCGGAACAATTTCTTCGCCGTCACAGTGGCCGGATATCCAGCGAACGTATCTGGGTACGGCTCGTTTGCGGTCAAGGAACCGCTCGGAACGCTTCCCTTCGCATTCCCTCCGCCGACGGTCTGGGCGAATTTCCCGTGCAGCACCAGCAGCGCCCCGTATACGAGTATCCCTCCCTGCCAAGAGCAGACCTACGTGGACTCGCATTTGTCCTGCGCCTACAACCCAGGGATGACGGACACCTGGCCCTGCATGGGAACGATGTACAACCTGCTCACGCTCGACATCAAGCCGTTCATGGCCTGGCAGGGCGAGGAGATCGGAGTTTCGACGACGCCGGTGATTCCCTACTCGTCTTTCCCGGTGGCTGCACCGATCGGCAACACCGTCTATCGCTTCGGGCACACGAGCAACTGGAATACCAGCGGAACGTTCAGTGCGCAGTTCGCCATCTCCGAAGTGGCTCCGAGCGGGAACTTTATTTTCTTCACCACAGACAATCAGGGGACGTTCGGATCGATCACGGGCAGCTCGCCGACGGTTTGCAGCGGAGCCTGCACAAATGGCCAGTTAGCCGTCGCCGCGGTGCCTGCGAGTCCGAGTTGTGTTGGTGGGCCGGTCTGGGAGCCGAACCACAACTATGTCGTGGGTAACATCGTCATTCCGATTACCGCTGGCAACGCAGGCAGCGGTGGAACCTTGGACATCTTCCAGGTTGTCTCTGTCGGAAGCTCGGGCGGGGTTTCTGGCGCTACCCAGCCATCGGGATTTGTGTCTGCCAGTTTCACGACGCCGACGCCCACCCAGGTAACAGAGAACGCAGGGGTGAATCAGGTGGTGTGGCAAGACATCTACACCGCGCCAGGAGCGAACGGTGGGAGTCTGTGCCGGAATGAAGTGTTGGGAATGAAGTTGCCGCACTGACCATCATGGTGAATCTTTCAAATCCCGCCGCGCGGCTCGCTTTTGTCGCTCCCTACGCGCAGAAGTTCGGCCTCGATGCTGCGATCGTAGCCGCGGTGTGTGAACAGGAGAGCGACTGGGAGCCGGGAGCGGTTCGTTTTGAACCCGCATTCTTGCGCCGTTATGTTGTCCCGATGAATCTTCCGCTGCTCGAAGGCCTCGACCGCTCCACGAGCTGGGGTTTGATGCAGATCATGGGGCAGACCGCGATCGAGTGCGGCTTCTCCGGCAACCTGAACACATTGCGCGACCCGGACCTGGGCGTGTACTACGGCTGCCGCAAATTGCAAAAATGCTTTTCGATTCACGGCGACGCGGAAACCGCGCTGCTCGCTTACAACGGCGGATCGACTGCAGCGTATCCCGCACAGGTGTTGGCGCGAGTGAAAAACTATCCCCCGCCGCCGGCGGCAGCGATCGCGACCTAAAAATCTCGGCAAGTTCCCTTCCCTCTTCCCCTCAACGCTCACACAACTATTGCTTAAAGCAAAGGAGAAATTCTCATGTCTATTTTCACGAAAATCGCAGCCGGCCTCTCATGGTTCGGCAAAGAAATCGGCAAAGGCCTCGGGCTCCTGCCGAGACTGATCACACTCGCTAACGACGTCGAGGATGACGCCGGCGTCATCCTTCCTCAAACTCTCGCGGTAGTGCAGGATGCTGGCGTTCTCGCCGCGGCCAGTGCAAAAGACGGCGGCATCTTCCTGGTGAAGTTCGGAGCACTCACCGCTGCGATCGCCGCGGCAGTGGCTTCGAAAGCCTTGAACGTCGCAGCAGACGGCGCCGTCGTAACCGCCTTCGAATCGTTCTGTGCCGAGTTCAATGTGGCGAACGTCCAGGACGTGTTGACCGCCTGGGACAAGCTGGCGGACGATGTGAAGTCGCTGGACGCGCTCGCGATCGCCGCGATCCAGAAACTTGAAGCCGACGCGAAGGGTTAGTTCGTGCGGTGGGTATGGGGTTTCGTGAAAGACGCTCTCGCCCAGGTCTGGTACTGGCTGAAAGATGGGCGGAAGGGTCAATGGTGATTAGCTCGCAGCTTTGAGCGCTTTGGCTGGAGAAATATATTCCGGCTCGGGCAGTGCGGCGTTGAACTCGTAATCCGACACCTGGCCCTCGCGCTCGATGATCAGCTCAAACATTTCCTGGAACGCGGCGTTCACTTCGGGGCGCTGCGTTCCGGTTAATTTGCTGATCATCTGGAAAGCGGCGAAGTTGAAAAAATCGGGCTCGGGTGGGCCGGGGCGGATCGCGAGCACCATCGTGCACGACGGGCAGATGTAAATCACCGGAGCCGAGGCCTTCCTTCGCGGCTTCATCCCGGCAGTCTGGCAGAACATGAACACGGCCAGGGCTTTGTCGTTTGACTCAATCATCGAGCCACAGCGGCGGCAGGTGGAGCGTTCCCGGTTTGGCATGAAACCCCCTACAGTTTCGTGCTAGCACGTGCTAGCACGATTCCCAGTGTCGCACTGGTGTCAAACTTCTGAAACTGGCTGGACTCAGGGGAGTCAACAGTGAAACGTTTATGACGCAAACAATTCTGAAAGTTCTAGTGATTCTCCTCACCGCGATGGAGACGCCCAGTGCCGTGAAGCAAACGAATGCGACGGCGAAGGCAGCCTCAGCTCACCACTACTCAGCCAAGTGCTGGAAGGTCTGCTCGCGAAGCCTGCATTTTTGAGGGTTACTTCGGTTTTGGTTCCGCGCGGAAGTTGCTGGCCTTTGGTGTGAGTGGGGAGAGAGAATCGCGACATGAGAGAACCTAACCGCTACCCGGGCGCCGACTGCGAAAAAACGCAAGCGCCGATCGATGACCGCGACTTTCGCCTGGTTCAAGAGCGCGAAAAACGTTACGCTGATTGCGGCACCGCAGCTCAGACCGCCCGCCCGATGTCGAGCGAAGAGATCGTTGCCGAATTTTTCAAGTACCCGCGCCGAACGATTTCACGATTCCGAAGTACGCCGCAATCAACCAGGCCGCGAAGAATTTCGCCGAAGTTGTCCTGGCGAACTGCCCGAACAGAGCTGACCGCACCGCCGCGATCCGCCTGATTCGAGATGCGCGCATGACGGCCAACGCCGCGATCGCGCTGAATGGACTGTCGCTGTACTGAAATGCCCTCCCCCCTCACCAAACGCGAGTCCGCGATCCTCCGCGCCCACCAGCGGATCGAACGCCTACAGGACAAAGCCGCGGCCATGTACGCCAGGGCCGATCGCGCGTCCGCGGAGCTCGCGGGAAAAATCTTCAAACTGAAAACCGCGAAACGGATCTCGGACTACACCCGCGCCATCCGGATCTCGGAAGAAGGCAAACACCTGCTCGTGACCGCGCAACTCGCCGAAGCCGCAGCCGAGGCGGCGAAGGGCGGGGAAGGGAAAGTCTGGGCGCACGCCGCGGCCCGGCCCTGGAAGTTCTCCACCAAAAACCTCGATTGACTCCCGCCCTGAGTGACGCTCTAAGCGAGTTCGTGAAGGTCATCACGATTTTGCTGATCTTCGCCGCTTTTTGGTTCGCGACTCACCGCGACTGACTCCGCCCGTCTTTTCCCGCCTGCAGTTTCCCAGATTTCTCCGGTTCTCTGAGTTGGACCTCGGCTTGCTTCGCCGCTTCGACAGGCGGATTTTGTTGTTGTTGACTTTCAAAAGGGGCGCGCGGTTTTGGCGCGCACCACATCGGTTTTGACGTTGCCCTTGTGGTCAGGTTTTGTGGTTGTATCTTAGGTTTTGTTGTGGTGGTAGGTTTTGTGGTGGTTGTTGTGGTGGTGGGCTTTCGCTTTTGTGGTGGTTGCGCGCGCCTCGACTTTCGCCTTTTGGAACCAGCGGAGGCAACATTTCCACAGGCGAAACGCGAGTAGCCTTTGCGCATGACAAGGCAAGGTTTGTGGTATCGCAGCCAGTGGAGAGATCGGGATTGTGTGCGGGTTTGTCGCTGCGGGTGTGGCGCGCGATTCATGCCCAGGCAGCGTAACCACGTGTTTGCGACGTACAAGTGCGGGGCTAGACACGGCGCTAAGCTCATCCGCCGGAAGATCGTCACTCCACAGTCAGTCGAGCGCGCGTATGAGAGATACCTTGCCGAGCGCGGGGATGTGCAGGCTGAGTCGTCAGTCTGATTTTTCTTGACATGTAGAACGTAATACCTTACATTCAGCGCCATGTTTACGAGAACCTGCGCTCTTGGCGACTGCTCAAAAGAATTTCAAACCGACAACCCACGCAAGATGCACTGCTCGAAGCAGCACACGATTCTGGACGGGGTGCGTCGGCATCGCGCAAAACGCCGCAAGGGCGGCGGGGGTGGTGGTGGCAACGGCGGCGGCGGCGGCGAGCCTACTTTGTTCGACACGATAACCCCTGCCGATTCAAGGGCCATCTATGTACCGGATACCTGTTATCGGACACCCGATGAGGAGCCCAGCCGCAAACCCGCAGTACCCGCAGAGGGCAAAAGTCATGGCCGGAGGGTTGCGTGAACTCCACCTCCCGGTTGCTTCTTCTGGCCGCGACCTTCGCCGTGATCCCGGCTCTCGTCGCCTTCGTTCCGCGGTCCTTCCAACCTGAAGCCCTTCAGCGTATAACTCTCCCCGCCGCGCTTCCCCAGGAGCCCGAGCGAGTGAACCTGACCGAGAGGGTGTTAACTCACCTGGAGAAGGCCGAAAAAAAAGAAATCGATCCGTGGTATCGCGATGACATCCGCATCGCGTGGATCACAACCCTGTGGGCGCAAAACGGCGTGCCGGACTGGTCCTTCCACCGGCAGTCGCCGCCGCACGTCGCCGCCACCTACCAAGTTCTCGGCTGCCATCCCGACCAGGTCTGGGCGCGCATCCTAGCGCAGCGCCAAGCCAAGCTCGGAGATTTGTACTCGCCTGTGTTTGAAGGATTGGCGAAGCGCAAGCCGGTTCGCTCTGTGACTCTCGCGGAGTTTGAGCAACGCAGATTCGAGCAGCGGAAAAACGCTGCCTAAAAACATTCGGCGCGAGAGCTAGAACTCTCGCGCCGGGGACAACTTCGAGTAACCAGCGTGGCGACTCAAACGGCAGCATCCCACAATCCGGCTGTGCGTTCAAGTGGAAAAGTAGGAAATTCCTCTGCCCGCCGCAATCTCGCTCTAGCCGCCTCTATCGCCCGCGCCGTGGGCATGGTTCCCACCTGGCCGAACGTCCAAACCATCCGACTCGCCGTCGAGTCCGAAGCCGTTCATAGCGGAATCGCTGAGCGCCAGGCTGCCGCACTCATCGTCACCGCTGCGCAAGAAATCTCGCCTGCTTCCGGCGGCGGCTTAGTCCCACCATCGAAGTGGGAACAGCGTCAAGCCTTCCGCAAAAACGATATCGACCGTTTCTGGTTTGAGGACGCGCGCTGGCGCATGAAGGCCTCGTACTGGAAACTCCTGGAGCTGCTGCAGGCGGAGGCGAGTTGAACGGCCACATCAAATTTTTCAAGGAGAGCGAAGGTTGGGGAATGATCGAGGCTGCCGACAAACGCGGTGATGTTTTCTTCCATGTGAGCCATCTGTCGGAAGATGGAACTCCGCGCGAAGGAATGGCCGTCGAGTACAGCTTGAATCCTGACTATCCCAAGCGGCGCACTCTCCCCGGCAGTCTGAAACTTCTGGGCAAGTTGGCATACGTCCCGATTGACGCACCACGAAAGGCGGTAGCCCATGGCGACTAAATACGGCTTCGCGGAGAGAGCGGCATTCGGCACCTACGTCGAAGCGGCATTACAGGAGCACCACCGCTGGCAGCACGCGGCGGAATATGCGCTGATCAAGGAAGTGATCTACGAGGTGCAGCAGTTGCCGAAATGCCGTCCCCAAAACGGAAGGCTGTTTGACCTGGCTCCGGCGCATCTGCGCGAAATGGTGATCCCCCAATGAATTTGCTGACTGAGTCGTCTCCAACCATCTCAGCCAGCCTCCAGGGCGGCAAGACCCCCGTCCCCACCGCCCTGGAGTTTTCTGTTGCGTCCCTCGAAACCCGAGTGGACTTCATGCGGTACTGCGAGCACTGCGGAGAAGAAACGCAGTTCAACGCCGGATGGTTTTCGCTCGCAGGGCTGATCGGAGTTTGTTTGCAGTGTGGAACCCCAGATGTGGCGGAGTACACGCGAGAGAATTCGGAGGTCGCATGAAGAAGCGGCCCTTCAATTTCGAGTGGACGTTCTCGTCGCGAGTGCGCGAACGGAAATGCGTGAGCTGCTCGACGCTCACGCCGGGATTTCTCACCCTGGCCAACGGCATTCGTAAGCCACTTTGCTCAACCTGTTTTTTGTCTCAAATGAAACCTTCCGCGCTATCGGCCCGGAAGAAGCCCACGTCTGCGCCTCCGTGCGAGGCCGCGAGATCGGAGCAACTTCGCCTATGTTGACCTTCCATGGAAAGCAGCAACTCAAAGACGAGCGCATCGCTCAGGTGCGCGCGCATCGCCTGGCCGATCAACTGGTGAAGGGCCAGTACTGGCAAGACGGCAAAGGCTGCGCTGTCGGTTGCACCATTCACAGCAGCGATCACCGGGCCTACGAGACCGAACTCGGGATCCCGGTCGAGTTGGCCTATCTCGAAGACAACATCTTCGAGAACCTCTCGAACGGCAAAGCCATGATGTGGCCTGAACGTTTTCTGCAGGCGATCCCGGTGGGCGTCGACCTGCGTGCGACGCACATTAACAAACGCCTGGTGCTCGCCTGGCTCACCGACGAGACGCGAGGCCTGGTGCCGCGCATTCGAAACGAAGAGACGAAGAAGTTGGCGCTCGAGCTCGTCGATTTTTTGAAACAAGGGATAGCTGAGCCGTCGCCAACGCTTCCGCCAGCCCTTCTTAGGGATCTCGCCGATCGCGCCTATCTCGCCGATCTCGCCTATCGCGCCTATCTCGCCGATCTCGCCTATCGCGCCTATCTCGCCGATCTCGCCGATCTCGCCTATCGCGCCGATCTCGCCGATCTCGCCTATCTCGCCTATCGCGCCGATCTCGCCTATCGCGCCGATCTCGCCGATCTCGCCGATCTCGCCTATCGCGCCGATCTCGCCGATCTCGCCTATCTCGCCTATCGCGCCGATCGCGCCGATCTCGCCTATCGCGCCTATCTCGCCGAAATATTTTTGGAAGTGCTCGCCGCTAGCGCGCCGAGCACTTCCCCGTCGCCGGCAGCAACGCGAGGAGCCAAGTGATGCACCCCGAACTCCTCAACCTCTGGCTCTTCTCCCGGACGATCGTGAAGGTCGCGCTAATGACGAGCCTCGGACCGTTCGTGCTGTGCGCGTGGCTTCGCTCGATGGGCGCGAAATTCTGGTGTCCACTCACGATTGGCAATCGGTATCGAGTCGAGGGCTACCACACTGGCGATTTTGTTGGAGAAGTCGAGCGCGCCAATCGAGATATCGCACTGGTCCGCGTGACCGATCCGATGCGGCCAATGCCTCGCGTGCTCAACCGCTGCTGTTTTCCTGAGTGCATCCGCGAAGACTTTCACTTCGGCGATCACGAGTTCGTGCGCGTGCGCGAAGGTGTATTGCTTGAAGTCTCATGGCGTGCGGCAAGGTTTGTTCCGATCTTGCTTGAACAAGTTTCCGGGAGCGGGCAGTTAGCCTCAAATGTGATGCCGTTGAAGAACCGGGCAACAAGCCCGCCCCGGAAAATGAGGAGGAGAGCGTGATGCCTGAGCACTTCACCCGCAACACCGTCTCCGCCGAGTTCTGGTGCGGCAAGTGCCAGAAGCGCACCCAGCACCGGATCGACGACAAGCGGAAAGGTCCGTGCTTGAACTGCATCGCGAAGCTGAACGCGCAGCACGAAACGAAGATCGCTGAAGCGGAGTACGAGCGTCAGAGGGAGTTGTTTCGATGAAAAACAAATTTGCCAAGCTATCCCCGCCGCAGGACGGAACGACTTACGAGCTGCAGGAAATTTATCTCGAAAACAAACCGGGCGAGCCGGCGGAATTTTCCCTTTTCATGTATCGCGTCACCGGCAAACGGGTTGAACGCTTCATTCACACACTGGATGCCGCCACCAGAGAGGAAGCCACCGAAATGATGCGCGAGATTGCGGATCGGCCCGATGTGGTGCTGATCGACGAGCATCGGAAGCCAATGGAGAAGCAATGGGAAAAAGAGCAGGAGTCAAATTCAGAGAAACAATCTTCGTGAAATGGATTGAGACGAACGATCCAACAACTCCCTACCGCGAAGTAGTCGACGACCCGGAAGAAGCGGGTGAAATCGGAGAAGTGGTGCTTATCGGTGAATACAAATACGTACGAACGCGGCAAGTGCGCATGGTTCCCAAGGTGAGCTGACAACCGCATGTGTGACCACATCAAACTCTCGAACGGCGATTCCTTCCTGGTCTGCGGCCTCCGCACCTTCCGCAAGTTCTGCGCCTGCGGACGTCAAGCCACGCTTCTCTGTGACTGGAAAGTTCCCCGTCGTCCGCGACCTGGTCCATGCACAGCACAACTCCCTGCGGCTTCTCCGGCAACGATCGCAACACGTCCTGCACCTGGTTGTTGAAGTGGACCACTTCGGCTTCGAGTTTAGCCACGAGCGCGTCGTCCCGGTAGAAGCGCCGCACGAACAGTTGTAGGTGTTGCGGCAATCGCGGATCAAACGATACGAAATCGCACCAGTCCCGCCCGGTGCAGCTCAGCTCCGCGAGCATCTGCGGACAGTGCTCCAAAGGGATTGTCCCGCTCAGCATCCAGCCTAAGTGCGTTGTTGTGTTCGGGCACTTGATCTGGATCAGCCCGTCTTCATCGACCAGGCCATCCGGGGAAGCGGCGAAGCGGGCAATGTCGGGATGCAATACCAGGCCGCAAGTCTCGACCAGGACGTCGCGGTGCATCTCGTAGGCGGCGCGCGCGAAGGGCTCCTGGTCCCGGCCCCACTGCATCTCCAAGGTGACGTAGTGGGGGTAGGGTTCTCCGGTCAGAATCTCGACGATCAATTCCTGGCGGTAGTGCGCACGCTCGGCCTTCTCTTCCTTGTTCACCTTCATCGCGACGACCTCGCCACAGCGGGAGGCGGTGACCAGGCCGCAGCGGGCTCGCGCCCAGAGCTTGCTTCCCTGTTCGAGTTGGATGAGTTCGGCGGGGCTCATCGCAGTTCCTTCTTCCTGGCGTCCTTGGCTGCAATGAAGGCCTCCAGCGCGGGTCGGTCGTTGAATTTCTTGGCTTCATTCCCGGCGCTCAGATAGCGGCCGCGAAGCTCTTCAATGGTTTGCGAGTTGGCGATCTCGAAACACAGCTTGCGCACGCGGTCGTTGTGCATGGGAGTGTATTCCGCGCGTGGAGCGATGGCGTTCGAGTTGCTATCCATTTCTTCCGCCGGAGTGGGGGCGTATCCAGCCATGACCACCACCCAGGCAAGTACGTTGCGCAGGGCTTTGGCTTGGGCGCGGGTCTGAGCCATCGAGCGAAGCTGAAACAACGGCTTGTCTTTCCACTTCTGCTCGTCGTCGAGGCACATGGCTTGGGCTGCGGAGATGACTTGCCCGTCGGCGCGGATCGCTTCGGCGTGGCACTCGTAGCCCCGCACCCGGCCTTGTTCAATGTAGTTGGTGGTGCGCGCCGCCACGGTGACTCCGTAGAAGCGGCCCAAGGTCTGCCAGTCTTCGAACTGGAGGAAGGTCTTGCCATTGATGACGACTTTC